ATCTGGCAAAAAGAAAAACCCTTGCACAGCAAGGGTTTTGGTCGACACTCGACTACTTAACGTCGCGACGACGTTCAGGAATACGAGCGGACTTACCAGTACGTTCACGGAATTAATGGCGGCATTCACTAACATCTCATAGTGGTGTTAATGCCATGTCACTGCCTATTTCGTCTTTATCTAAGTTAGTAAATACATTCAATATTGTATCACTATACTTTCACATTTTTGCTACCTAATGGCTACCCAGTGACTACTTCACAAGTCTATCTTTAGTACCATAAAAATGCCCCACTCAGCAATATGCTAAGAAGGGCTTTTATCGTGCGTACTATAACTAGATCCCGTAGAATGACTAGCTATTTTCTCTTATAGTATATTACTTTTCAGGAATAAAGCTAGACGAATTTTCAATCTGAATTTTATGTTCTTTTATAGTATAATCAGTCTGTTAAGGCATGCACCTTGCTATGCTCACTTTGAATGAGTCAGAAAGTGAGGTGGTTCTTATGCCGAAGTTGTGCTATTTAAAACGCATGCTTCGAGTCTATAAAGGAGTATGCTGCTGTTGTTCTATATGTTCAACGGATTAGCTAAGGTCATTGAAGCTATGCATGGATTATCACAGCCTGTGCAGTTTGGCGTTTTGCTCGTAACTGCATTTATCGCATTTTGTGCTTTAATGGCTGTTATCTTTCATTAAAAAAAGCCCTGCTGGGAACAGAGCTTTTTAAGCTGACACTAGTATAGATAGTATAGCAAGGTCTAGGACAAGCCTTAACTAGTTTAAACACGCCACAAATTTGTGGTGTGTTTTTTCTTTACAGTCAGATTCTAACATTGCTTTTTTTTAAATTCAAATTTTTTTATTGGATCCTTAACACCGGTTACAGCTTCCACGCCTTCTGTAGTAACGACTCATGCTTTCTTAATAAGAGAAAAAGCCCTACACACGGCGGTGTTCAAAAAAGGAGAGGACTCACCTCTTTTCTTTTTAATATTTTTTAGTGCCGTGTATAGGGTTTATGTATAAGCCCGGTCTTATGCCGAGCCAAATATAATATGTTTTCTATTCGAACTTCCCGTATGCTTCGCCTGTGTGAGCATTGCGGACTGCTACATAGCCGTAGCCGTTGCCACGTGGCTGACGAACGTAAACAAACTCATTGCCCCGCGACCAGGCATCATACTTAACGACGTCACCAGTACCTAATACGCCAATTACAGTACTTGATGGAGTAGCTCCCCAACGCAAATGAAGTTGGTTACCAGCCCCAACTATAAACTTTCCATTTTCGGCATGCCAAACGACACCAAGTGAATCCGTCCAAGTTGTTTGGGCTGGAGCATTAACAACCTTATTAGTGGTTGGTTTTGTTTCTGGTTGAGCAGTATGAGAGACACCACTGTCGCCTTTAGCAATCGCCAGCCACCCATTAGCGTCAAGATAGAAGATTGACCGGTCTTTAGTGTTGCCTGTGAATTGCCAACCAGTAAGGGCCTTCCAAGGAGCGAATCCGTAACTTGATAAGAATGGTGGAATATCCCATGAGTTGTTATACCAAGGATAGCCGGCGCCCCATAAGGCACAAACATTTGCACAGTTAGCAACTTGGTAAACAGCTGAGAATTGAACGTAGATAATCGGCCATACTCCAGTTAAGCGATGAACTTCATCGACAAATCGCCGTGCCCAGCTTGTATTACCCCAGGCAGCGTTTTGTACCTTTTCCCAATCTAATCCAAGAATTGCTTCTCCAACATAACCTTTGACGTTGTTATAGAAATATTGAGCTTCTGCAACTGGGTCACCACCAGCTGCATAGTGATATACACCTAGTAATTTGCCATTACGCTTAGCCGTTTGATAATCAATATCAGCAAATGGGTTAACGTATCCAGTTCCTTGTGTTGCTTTAACGATTACCGCATCTGCATCAGATGCCTGAGCATATGAGCGAGGTGAACCAGAATAAACATCTACTACTTTTAATGTCATAAGCTATTACCTCCTATAGTGTACCAACTGGCTGGGTATTGTTAACATCGTCTACTTTCTGTGCAGATCTCTTGTCTGGGCTAACGGTTGGTGTCAGCATGGATAGTTCATAAGCTGACTGAACTGCAGCTTGAATAGTTGCCATATTCACTTGAATGCCATGATCAGATAAGTATTTTGCAACCTGCATGCAAGCCTCATCAAACTTCTGGTGGCCCGGCTTGTCTGCACTGACTAAGGCATTGACATTAGTCATAGCTGCTTGTTTGAGGAGCGTCCACGCTTCCCGCTGTTGCTGAGTCTTGGCATGTTTAATCTTGCTATCGATCCAGGGTTTACCGACTGCGAAGCCAAAATAAAAGAGCCACACAAGTAGCCCTGATTGAATGATCCAATTAACGATGTCGTTTAGTGTTTTCATGTTGCTTTATCTCCTTTATTTCTTCTCTTAGTTTTCTATTCTGCTCCCTTAATCTGTCATTCTCTGTGGGCTGACTTCGTTGGTGGGCAGTAATCCAAGCAACGATAATCGAACCGATCGTGGTGATTAAGGTTGCCAGTACCTGATCACTCACCTCGCCTCACCCTTTCAAGATTACAGTTAGAACAATACGAATTAATACGAAGAACGAGTACATACTAGGAATACTGAGTAAGTTTCCTCGCAGCTGATCGTGGATAACAAACCCACATAAAAATAACAGCCACACAAATGTAAGTGAGGCTGTCATGATTGTTTTGTAATGGAAACGTTGGATATTCCAAAGTGAATAGACTAGTGTAATTGTACCAACCACGCCTAGCAAGAAAATGAAGGGTGGATCGTCTAGCATATCTAACACACTGTTCGGCGGTGGTGTGAAGTTACCTGTACTATTAGTCGCGATGAAGTACAAGCCTAGCCCGTAGGTTTCCAGTGCTGATATTAGCCACAAGTAGTTGTGGCGAAGATTGTTAATCATTCATGTAATACCTCCTTAATTCGTGCAAAATAAAAACGCCCTGGATAGGACGCCTTATTCCCGACTAATTTAATTTTTTGCATTCTTAAGCTCTTCAACTGTTTTATCTCTCATATCATAATATGCTTGTAATGACTCTTTACCTTTATCACGAACATAGTCAGCCATTTCTTTTGCCTGGTCTGGTCTCTTGAATTTATCTATATCTAGTTTAGTTAAGATAGTTGTTAAACTTGCTCCAATCATTTCTTTACTTAAAAACGGATCTTCAATAAATGCATCAATGTCCATCTTAAAATCATCCATTTTAAAAAACACATCGGTCTCAGGATCGTTTCCTATTTTTTGAATAAGATGAAAGATATCAGTAATGAGGTTACCATGCCATTGTGAGTACATATTTTTTAGTAAGATTTTTGTCTTTTGCTGATACTCATCTAAGTTTTCTATTTTTTCCAAAGAATACTCTTTTACTATTTCGCTTTTTGTTTTTTCTTTCATACGCTCAATTTGCTTGTCAGATAAACGCCATTGAAGGACACCAAAGAAACCAGCAATTGCGATCGAAACAGTCAATGCTATTCCAATAATCCAAAAATAAAAAGTATTTTGCCTATTTATTTCTTGGTACATTTTATCGAATACATCGCTATTGGAAACTAACAAAACTATCAATTTTTTCACCTGCATTAATATAATTTTAGTAAAGCCATTTTAATCCTACTACATATACAATTAATACAACAGATAGAATTGCAACGAAGGTTACGGTAAGTTTCCAAGGATTATACATGATAGAACATCTCCTTAGCCATAGTTAACTGCCACTAAGCAATGATGCAAGAACAAAAGTAAGGAGAACCGAACCCCAGTATAAAACGTTGATTAGCTTCCAGTTATGAATTAACGCTGCTTGAATGCAACACCCACATAACGAAGCGAACAAGGCAGCGCTGACGATTCCGATTTGCCAGTTCATTCTTATCTCCTTTCAATAGCCGCCCATAATAAAAGCCCCGCTCGTTTGAGTGAGGCTTATTATGTACTGTGTATTTCTGTGGCGACAAAAATCCTGCTAGTATGATTCACCGACAATGATATCGGCAGCCAGCATCCGGTGATCAGTAGAAACCCAATCATCATCTTTAATCTGCTTGACGTAAGCATCTTTAATGATGATATTCTGTGACGTAATGATATTGTCAATAGATTGACTCTTCTCATCACCATAGATGTAGGTTGGAAACTCACCAAAGTAAGTCCCGTTGACTACACGATAACTTTTAAAAGACTCCCACATTGAATCACTTGCCGGTGTGTTGAAGTCGCCAAACACAATAAAGGATTTTTCTTCCTTTAGCAGGTTTAAAAGCTTTGCTACCTGAGCATCACGAGCTTGTTTGGCGGTATCTCCTGCTGTAAAGTGCACTACATATAGTGACAGCTGTTGCCCATTGTTAAGCTCAACAACAGCCCTAATGTATCCACGCACGCCTTCAGTATCCCATCCATCCTTGTCATTGAGGTTGCCAACAGTATAACTAAGCATCCGTCCTTTCTTTAGAGCTAGAGCTTCCTCGCTTAAGCCTGTCTTTAAGACAGCAAAGTTCTTAAGCAGCTTCTCACGCATTGAGTAGGTGTGATCGGAGTCTAAGTAAGAATTGAATTCCTCCAGGCCCAGAATATCGATGCCTTCTGTATACTTCAGCCAATTTTGTGCAAGTTGGTCAAGTGTGATGCCATTGTGCTGAGTGCTTGAAAAGCCTCGCTGTACTCCTAAGCCAAAGCTGCCTACATTGTTAGTTGCAATCGTTAATGGCAATCCTGCACGTTCAATTGAGGTGTAGGAAGAGTTCATCTCAATGACTTGAATGTTTGAGCCATATCCATCACTATCACCATTGAATTCTGTCCCGTTAGTCTTCTGCAAATAAAGTCTAATGAAACCGTCAAAGCCTTCAATGACATTCTCTTGGCTCGTGTATCCATAAGTAAGTAGATAGTTATGATCAAGATCATAGCACATTATGGCTACCAAATATCCGTCGTTGGGCTTAGTAATCTTATAGCCTGCATCAGATGTAACTCGAATGTAATTACTCCGCATTCTTGCCGGGTCAAGCTTTTCTGATCCATCAGCATTAAAAGCACCAATCTGCCAGGTTGGCGAGATAGTGCCACGCCCGATGTAACTATTAGCCGTCTTACTAAGACTCACGCTGACCGTTGAAAAATCAAACATAGAGATATCCTGTCCCTTAGAATCGAGACGTTTAACTAATAAGCGGATGTATCTAACTGCATAACCAGTATAGATTTCTTTCTTGCCCGTAAAATAATTGACCGTATTATTCGGCAGATGTCCCTTATCCGAATCATAGCATTCGATATATACCTGATCTGTTGACTGAATATTGTAAATAGCATTATAGTCCAGTTTAATATAGTCGCTAACAATTCGTACGGAACTGTTTTGATATTCTCCATTGTTGAGAGTTCCATAAAAATATTGATTATTAGTGAAAGGCCCTTCATCATAAAGCCGTACTTGGACACTTGGCAAGTCGTCTTGTACCATTTTGATACCATTATTGTTAACCGCAACCCGAATATAAGCAGCATTCTTATCTGCAATAAAAGTATATGGTTCGTTTTTATACCCACCGGATGAATAAATTAACTGTTGTTTGTCATTATAAATGCAGAAATAAGCTCTATAAGGTTTAACGAACGTTAAGTGATAGTACCGAGACGGATCAAGTTTCACGAACGGCGATACCAACCAGTATGATGTTGTAGAAGTATCAGTTGGAACGGTTTGTACTGATCCGCTATCTGTTAGAAGCTGCCCACTTATCCAATCTTTCTTCTTGAGAGGCAAGATATTTTGCATATTATTGGCTTCCGAAATGCTGTTCAATTCATCTTCCAAGCGCTGAGTTTGATAGCGAATCGAATCTCCAGCAGTTTTGCTAACTTTTCCGTTAAAGAGGTCGTCCGATGGAGCTACTCGTGCATCGGCAATCTCAGTTGCCCCATCACCAGATGGAGTAGTCGTTAAGGTATCTAAGCGGTTTTTATTTTCATCACTCTGATTTTTTGCTGCAGTAGCTTTAGCATCTGTTTCCTGCCAATCGGCTCTGGTAACTACATTTCCCGCATCAATCTGCGCCTGGATAGCACCAACCGACGCAGCCAACTTTTCCAGTGTAGCCTTGTCAGTATCGATAGCATCACTAGCAGCATCGAGCTTCTGTTGGATTAGGTCTTTTTCTTTTTGCAACTCTTGCTGGAGGGCCGCGTCAAAGTCGATACTTTGTTGACGGATCTTCTCCTTGAAGTCAGCAATGGTCTTATCAAGGATGTCAACGTACACGTCACAGGCATGTCCCATACGGGCTACACCCGGCAAAACGCGGAACCAGATGTCGACACCAGTAAGGTTCTGGTTCTCGTCCTCCAGACCAATGAAGCCCTTGAAGATCCCATCAGTCGGGAACATCTGTTGTGGGAAATAGTAAGTTGCCTGTCCGTTTGCTTGACATTCGCTCGGTTTACCGTGTGAAGTAACCACATCAGCATCTGAGGCCATCTGCAGGTTCTTCTTATCATCAAATGAGTAATGGCCAACGTTCCCCTTGATATAAGGCGTCTTACCAGTTACGTCAAGCAAACGTCCTTGGTAGTACCAGACAATCTGTAAGCCAAAATTATCATCGCCAACCCGGCCTTTAAAGTACGGCGTTAAGTCCCACACTTCGGCCCCTTCTTTGGCGATGTCAATTGCAATTCGATAGAAATGTCCGTTGTTATTATGGGTCACATTACTAGCTTGAATTGGCATTTAATTTTCTCCTTTCTGTTCTTCAATCGTTAATCCACTAAGCTCGTCACCGTTTCCACCGTCATTAACCATGACCGAAGTTGGAGCATCAATCGTGTGGTCCGTGTTGACGTTTGTGTCAGTGATGTACTCGGTGTTTACATCCGATTTACTTAAATCATCCACCTGTGTTTGAACCTTACCCAAGGTTTCCTGAATTTTACGAAAATTATCCTCAATCACCCTTCGTGCTTCCTTATCAGGCACTGGCAATTTAGTTTCTAGTTCCATTTACTTACCGGCTTTCTTTTTATTAATCGTTCCATCATCCCCAACGGTAATCTCGTAAATCGTGCCGTTAGGAGATTTCAATTTAATTGACTCATGAACAAGCTCACTCACTTGGTTCAGCGTCTCTTTGTCATGGCCATCAATGTATGCGTGAACTTGCTGATAATTCTGCTGCGACTCGTTAGCAACTTTCTTCAGGCCCCGCGTTAGATAATCGATCCAATTCCAAATATCCATCGCATCACCCCGCATATTCCTTCAGCCACGTAAAAAGTTGCTTATCTCCGCCAACCTGATTAACTTGATTGGCAGCTCCAATGCTTTCCTTCTTAACAGCTTCAATTGCGTCACTCAACGCCACTTGTCGTGAATGCTGGTAGTCCAGAATGTTCTGTTCACTACTGTTCAGCGTCACGGAAGTTGGGTTAGCCATGCTATATGGATACCAGTTAAATCCAACAATCGCTTCATTCGTACAAATTGCCTGTTCCTTAACCATGATGTGGATCATGTCGCCGGCAATGGGCTTGAAGTGAATGTAAGTAGTAACTTCAGCAGATAAAGCAGGGTTCGGCCGAATCTTAGTCTTAGCGGCTTCAGTCATGGCATTCTTATCACTGAAGCGATCATCTTCATACGGTTCAGCCGGGTATTCACCATACTTCTTGATCGACTCTTCGTCACGATACATAAACGGTGCAAAGTAATAGAACTCGCTAGACGTCGAAGATGAACTCTCCGAAGTAGTATCGCCACCGCTGTCGCTATCACCGGCTACAATGGAAGCCATCTGATCATTGCGCTCCCACCAGGTCGGCGGGTACGAGTCGATCGATTGAGTCTTGCACGACTGTCCAGGAGCTGGTTCATAGATCATCGTGCTATTGTTGATCGCCATGCAGATATGATATGAGCCCCCGTGCGATCCATAGAATCCCATGTCACCAGTCTGCACTTGAAAGCGATCAATCTCATGGCCATATGGCTCCATTGCCACCGTGTAAGCAGGAATATTGATCCCCATGTCCTTGTAGACCTGGCTGACAAACGAGGAACAATCCATACCATTGCGAGGATTACCACCGCGCGCACCACCAGCACCGCCCCACACATACGGCACGCCGAGGTACTGTTTAGCGTCGTTGACAACCCTGTCTGCACCAGCACCGCCAGAGCCATGACTATCATCCCCGGAAGTCGAGGTATCAACTTCTGTTTCGATGGAGTACTTCCCACCAATGCACATAACTTCATTGGTCAAGCTAGTAGAATCGAAGGTCCACTTAACTTCAGCCGTATTATTTGGATAATCAAGTCGATTACCATAGTCCTTGTAGAACTGGTCCTGCGCATATACCCGGATATTCCGGTTGTCAGGATAAATCACGGCGTTTGGCCAAGCTTCCGTAATCTTGCTCAGCATATCCGTCCCGCTGCCGTCAGCTAGTTCTTCGAGTCGAGCAGTAGGAAAATCTCCAATGACCTGATAAGAAAAACCAAGCTGATTACCATCTATCCAATGCTTCAAAACATCTTCAATATGGTATTCGACTTGGTTCTCATCAGAATCTTCTTTGGTTTCATCGGTCTTAGTGACCGTTGTCTTGGTAGTCGTGTTCCCTTCAGTTGTGGTGGTTTCCGTCTTCTGAGCGTTTGGATCATCATCGTCGCCACTATCATCCCCGCTATTATTGTTATCATTCTGGGTACTTCCATAGACTTTAACGTCCGTCTGCTTGTCAGCATCGGCCGGGTCAATATACGTCTTGTACTTTCGGATCCGCGATAACTCAAAGTAAACGTGGGTGGCCACGACTTCAATCGTGTTGACTCGTCCACTGGTATCAGGTTCGGCCTGCTTAATGATGTACTCTTGACCATCAAAGAACAGCGACGCCTGAGCATCCAGCATTGAGTAGGCAAATGATCCATCATCACGGGCCGTAAACTGAATGCTCCAAGCAGAATTGACTTCCCAGCCAACATAGAACGAGTCCGGGTCAATGCAGTTCAGGGGCTCAGTCTCGGTGCGCCCGACACCCCTAACTGTGACCTTCTCATCAATATTCATCAGATGTAAACAAACGGAAAGCTGAAAGTAATATCAAAACTGTCCGCACCGTCGACAGTAAAACTATTCCATTCAGTGGCCAGGCGAATTGTTCCATAATCGGAATTGGCACTGGCCGGGTTTCCATTAAGCGTGGTAAAGATTCCATCTAAAACAATCGTCTCCTGTCCATTTGATGGCTTCTTGTATGTCCATTCGGTATTAGTCGTAGTATTAGTGATCTTCAGCGACTGACCGCTAAACTTCACGATAATCTTGAGATCAGACTTATATTTCCACGGATCAATTGGCACGTCACTTGCGTTAAAAACCTTAAATTGCTTCGTGGTGAAATGATAATTGTACTGATCCTCATTATTGTGGAGGTTCATACCGAACTGCACCCCGTCGTCATTATTGCTGTAAGTCGCGTCACTCCGATAAAGCGAGTAGCGGAAGCCAGACGGATTGTCGAAGTTCATACTGAACGTTGCGTAGTGTGACCCGTTCTGGTCCGGTTTGATCTCCGGAAGATTGGGGTAAACAAAACGGACGATCGCTGATTCAACGTCCGTCCGCATTCTGATCTGTTGTCGTGATGTAAATAGTCGATAAAACTGGTGCTTGGCTAACTTGTAATCCTGCCAGTCCGTAAAGAAGAGACAGAAGTTTGCAACTACCTGATACCGTGAGAAGGTTGTATATTGAAGCTTACTTCCATCTATTCCTGGAATCTCCTGGTAGGTGTTGGCGAGTGCCGGAGTTGAATCATCCCCAAGGAAGGTCAGCCCCTGCACCTTATCTTCAATGTTGAATTCGTCTTGATCGCCAATCTTCAGATATAGTTCTGGGTTGCTTACGCTCAAGTTTGATCACCTCCGATAACTCATAAAATCATTCAGCCGCTGGTCCCTAGCCATCACCGTGTAGGCCGCAGACCGGTTAGCTTTCATCCCCAGCTTGTTGCCGGAATTGATTGTGGCGTTGATCTGTTGCTGACCAACCTGAACAAGTTGCTGGACACCGCTAATCAGCTGATCCAGTTTCGATTCTAACGACCTGAATTCCTTTCGGCTGATGGACTGGTCATCTCGTGTCGGCTGAGCAGGCCCATCTTCATGCTTGAATTGAGCCATTACTTCGGAGAGCAACTGGTAAGCACGGCCACGCTTTGAAGCGGTCAGTGGAATGATCATTTCTGGATGATTACCTTCAGCGACATGGATCAGCTGTTCTTTATCAACCTTTCCACCATCAGCATACCAATGATGTGACCGCCAGAACGCAGCTGCTCCTGGTCCACCACCGTATCGGGAAACATAGGATTTCATCCATTTCAATTGTGTGATTGGATTAGTCCGCCAATCACGCCCAGCCGCTGCCATTTTTGATCCTGGTAAAGACTGTGGAAGGCCGTAAGCTCCTGAACTTGGATTGGTTGCATTAACTCGCCATCCTGATTCATGACTAACAATGTAGTTAATTGAATCGTACCAGCTTGCCGGGATTCCGGCTTGTTTCATCCAGTGTTTGTGATCACCCGTAGGAGCAGCACTCGTTCCATTCGGGTTCATTGCGGAATCAAGCGTTTCAAATTGTTCCTTCACCCACTTTGCCATCTGCTTAGCAATATAAATTGGAACATTTGTGATAAGCGATTGGGCGAACTTAATCCCACTACTCAAACCACTGAGTTTCTTGGCAAAGACATGCTCCATGAATTCGACTGGGTGGGCCATGATTTTTTCAGCCTGGTCCGTCCAATCATCCACATCATCTTTTAGATTAGCAAAGAAGTCACCAACCCCATCAGCAAACTTAGGCAAGCCGATTGCTGACATCAGCTTATGACTATCCTCACCGTTTAAGATCGATATCCCCTTCGGCAGGAACGTAATGAAGTTCCGCTTGTTCGGGAATGCCCCTACCTGGCCTTTATAGGAATACAACTCGCGCCAGTGTGGTCCGGCACCATCATTGACCATGCCGATCGTTGACTTCTTCAATCCGTCACGGTTACCAGCCGTCCCGGTAGCAAACGTCGGGATGACAGCAGACCAGGAACCACCAAGCTTACTGGCTCCGATCTTATCCAGAACCCAATTAATACCACCCTGGATATCATCAATCAGTGTCTTGAATGGCTTCAATACACCATTGGTCAGGTCAGCCATCGCTTGGCCAGCTTTCCGCTTACCAGCAGAAATGGCATCCCCGATCTGGGACATGTGATCCTTCCAGGAGTCCACAACCTTGCCGAGCCAGCCACCAGTCTTCTTGTTGATTGAGCTATACATATCCTCAAAGATATCCTTGTTAGCTCGTGACTGATCCTTAGCTAGCCGTCCGGTATCGTCCTTCAACCGAGACCAATGACCAGTGACCAGATCATGCCAGGTCCGGGTCCGATCTTGGATAACCTTATACATGCTTTGGAAGGTCCGCGGATGTTGCCGATACATGTTCTGAACAACTCGTGAAGTCGACCGGTTCATATTGTTGTACCAGCGACTCACCCGGTTAGCTCCTGAACGGGCACTCTGCTCAATGTTCTTCCAGCCTCTGGAAGCATTGCGCTTCATGTTATTCCAGGTTTGCTGATCCTGTTTCTGGCGCTGTCGTTGATTCCGAATTTCCTGTTTCTGGTAGGCTCGTTGCTTTTGGCCCTGCTCCTTCCAGTAGTTATTCCAACCACGTGAAAGTTTCTTATGCAGGTTGTCTGCTCCCTTGAGGATACTCTTACCAGTATCAATAAAGCCTTTGCCGAACTTTTTGAGGTCGCGGCCAATACCATTTACAAAGGAACGGAATTTCTTATTGTGCTTATACAATGCAACCAATGCGGCCACAAGGGCAGCAATTGCCGAAACCACCAGAAGAATTACGTTAGACTTCATAGCCAAGTTCAGCATCTTCTGGGCAACCATTGCACTATCAGCTGCTTTCGTGTAACCCTTATAGGCAATGATCAGCCGGCCAATTAATCCATAAAACCCAGTCACCCATCCAGCAACTTTGTGAAAGATAACTAATTCTGCTGTGACGCTAATCAGGGCCTTGGTTGCTGTTTGATGCTTATGGATCCAGACAATCGTCTTCGATAAGGCACCGGCTAGTCCAGCCAAAGCACTACTAATTGCCTTAGCGTACTGCTCCATCGCGTGATCGGAAGTAACCTGAACCATCGCGTTCTTGGCACTCTTGGACATCCTAAAGTTTGACTTCTCGACATCCCCGGCCAGTTTGCTAAACCGCGACTTAAGATACATCGACATCCCCATGTAGGAAGTCATGGCCTCTGATTGACCACTCTTGTACTTCTTACCCAGGTAGTCCATCGCCTTGACGAAGTCTTTCGAAGTCAGCTTGCCTTGCTGAGAAAGCTGTTGCAGTTGCTTCATTGATTTTCCAGTGGCCTTCTGGAGAGCTTCACCAAACATTGGGAACCGGTTGATCATGACGTTCATGTCTTCCTGCGAAGCTTTACCACCAGCAACGATCTTGGAGAATTGTTCCCCAGCTTCTGCCAGCTGAGCATTTGTCATGTGCATGGTCGAACCCAAACGAATGAAGTCGTTGGTCCACGTCTTAGCATGCTTAACAGAAGAATCAACGTGGTAGAAAGATTGGGCCATCTTGTTGACTGTTTCTGCAGAATAGATTGAGTGCTGACTTAACTTATTAATGAAGTCAAGCATCTGCTGGCCATCACGTGGCGCTTCCGTAGTTAATGAGTGCCAAACAGTCTTCATCGTATCTTGCTCGATGTTGTACTGTTTACCAGCAGCGATCAAGTCATGCATCTTGCTGGTGATCCCCATGATGGCGTTTTGAGCGAGGTTAGAAGCAAAGGTTCCAATAAAGGAGCCCTTCATCACTTCGCCCATCGTCTTGGCTTGGGTAGTGGCCTGCTTCTCAGCAGAGTACACGCCCAGGAACTTATCCCGCATCTTACCCAAGCCACCGGTAGAAACATTGTTGGCCTTGATTTCCGCAGCTCTTAACTCATCATACTGCTTACTCGTTTTACTGAGTGTTGCACTGACCTCATTGTAGTCAGTAATTCGCCGTCGATAAGTTGCAGAATTCTTCCCCTCAGACTTAGCCGCTTCATCTGCCAGCTTTTTCGTTGCTTCCTGCTGCTTGGCAAGGTTAACCAACGATGACTTCAAGCCGGCTAGCTTTACCTTCTGGGCTTCTGCAGTATTACCTTCCGCTCTGAGTTTCTCAATGTGGGAATCAACTGCCCGATCATTGTTGTAGTAATCATTGCGCAGTTCTTTGAGCCCGGAACTGGTGTACTCATACGAACGTCTAGCCCGTGCTTGCTGGTTAGTCAGGCTAGTCATCTTATTGGTAGCACTAGTCAGCGCTCTGTCCAGCCGTGATAATTCATCCGTCTGGTCCTTAGTAACAGTTGCCGACGATTGAATAAGCCGACGCTGATCTTCACGCTGTCGATTAAGTTGCTCAACTTTCTGACGCTGAACTTCCAGTGCTTTACTAAGTCCCTCATACCGAGCCTTAGCAGCGCCAACCGAATCACCGCTTGCCTTGGCTGTTGCCTGTTCAGCTTTCCACTGCGCCGTCAGGTCTTTGAACTTATTGGTTAAGTTTTCAACCTGATTAGCAGCTTCCTGCTGATCAACCTTGATCTTGGTCGACATGGTTTGCTGAATATCACTTGCCACCATTTATTTACCTCCTTTCTCTTTAGAATTACTTAGCTAGTGTGATAGATGTTTCAAACGCTGATGAGCAGCAAAGGATGACAATGGCCGATCCTCACGATTACGGGCCTTGGTAATCCGGAACAGGTCGTAGATGTTTTCATTCTCAATCTGTGACGGCAAAACACCGCCGTCCTGCAGTAATCGTTTCTCCATGTAGGCAACGTCTTCAATGTCGTTGTTCACATCGTCAATTGCTTTAAGACAGTCACCGACTATTCTTTTGGGTCCTTTACCTTCTGTGATGCTGCTTCCTTCTTATCGTCAAGCTCAATCTGTTTGTCAGATTGACCCTTGATCCGGCGAATAACATAACTCAAGTAGTTCGCCAGAGTATCCGTATTAGGAATCGATTCTTCAAGATGTTCAACTTGCTTTTCATTAAGCTTGAACAACTCAGTCAGGAACTTAATGCCGTCTTCCAGAAGCTTGTCCTCATTCTCAATTGATTCAATAACAAACTTGGTGTAGTTAGGGTTATCCGGTTTAATTGCATCTAGTCGGTTGGCGGCTGCAGACATCTTCAGAACTTCGACCAGCATCTTGTTGGCCTTCGTGTAGGTCTTGACCGTTGGCTTAATGTTGAAGCCTTTGTTGAAACCGACTTGCTTACCATTGATATGCATAATTTATCTCTCCTTAATCGCCGCGTGACTTCTGGCCATACTGTGTATTTCTGCCGCGACGTTTATTTTCTAGGCCTGAGTGGTTTTATTTAGATCTTCATTAACAGCAATGGTGCTTGAACCAGCGCCCTTGATCCGGTTAATGATTTCCTTATCCGTATCAACAAACCCACCGAATACCTCGGCTAACATAGCCGCCGCATCGAAGTTTGCATCCCCGGATGAGTATTCCTTGTAGGACTGTTGCGTCCCAGTAGTTGGGTCTACAAAGACATCATCCTTAATTGGCGATAAGGACTGGTAAGTATACGTTGAGTTGTAGTCTGATTCGTTCTTATTGCTAGTAGCGTGGTTGTGTGCTGGCTCAATCATTTCACCGTTGGCAAAGCAATCAAGGACCGCGTTCCCCCAGTAATCAGATGAGCAGATCATCAAAGCAACGTTTGGCTTACGACCAGCGGTAAGCACATAACCACCCTTGCCATCGTAAACGTAGCCCTTAGTCTTCTGGCCAATATCAAGCGGCATATCTAACATCGTCAGTGCGACTTGAGGAGTTGGTGTACCGTGAGTGATCCGCTTAACCTTATCATTGGCATACTGTTGCTGGCCGGCTTCTTCCAAACCGGTAATGTTAGCAGTAGTGGCACCTTGACCATCCCCATCAACTAAGACAACTCCGGACTTGGAAAGGCCCTTTTTCTCATCAGCAATGATCAGTCCAGTAGTTGGATCAATCAGCCCAAAGGCGACCCAACGGATACCCTTAAACGAAGTACCTTCTGTCATTGATTAATTCCTTCTTTCTAAAATTGGCTCTTGCTTATCGATATAGATTGTCTTGGTCAGCTGGCCAGTGTCAGGATCATAATCATGCTCCCGTGAAATCTCTACCTGCCAACCGTTGGCAATAAAAAAGCGCTGAAGTTCAATCTCAGCGCTTGCAATATCAAAATCGACATTCTTCTTATAAAAAATCTGAATCTCACAACCAACCAGCATGAACTTAAACGTTGCATTGGCATAGTGCCCTGGTTGGAATTCTGATTCAGTAATTAGGACAACTGTTTTACTAGTATCATCAATAAATTCAGGCTCAATGTTGGTGGTGGCCAAGTGATCGATCCACTTGAAATTTCCACCCTCAATCAGCTCTTTAACTTGCAGTACAGGAAGCTTCATTAGTCATCACCTTTGATACTTTCCCGATACTTATCAGCAATGGCACCAAAAATTTTGTCGGCGTTGTCTTCTCGAGCGTGCTCTACAAAGTGATCGCCACGCATCTTCTTGGTGCCGTCGTTGATAAAGCGCGCTATCCTCGCATGGTTAACTCCAGATTCTTTGACACCTTGAAAACCGACTAAAGAGCTACCATCAATCTCTCCATTAATGTTCTTGTCATCCGAAGCAATCGAATCGGCAAGGTGCTTAATGTTTCGACCACGATACTTCTTGGGAACATAGTGCTGCTCATTGTAGTGCTTGCGGCGAGTCTCCTGCTGTAGGCAATCACGAAGAACATCCGCCCCTTCTTTAGTCATTTTCCGCTGAGCATCCTTATCTGGAACCAACTTCTTTACTTGATGAAGGAAGTCCATTACCTGTTCGTCAAAGTTAGCCATTGGCGGTCAGCTCCTTTACATTTCGCAAGGTCAAGAAGTCGTAAGTGAGGTAATTAGCCGAGTCGTCAGAGCTAATGTTAATAATTGCGTACTCCTCACCCTTGTATCTTACGTGAAGCTGATCATTAATCTTGGGGTTGTGTCGAACTACTAAGGTAATGGCGTTCTGATAAGACGTCCCCAGTGCTCGATACTGCATATCCAAGGATCGCTTCTGCGGATAGACGTGTAGGCTGAATGACTTAACAAACGTCGGCTCATTAACCCCACTATACGGGTTAGTGGTCGTCTTCGTAACGCCAAAGTCAGCAATCTCATTAAACAGGTAAGGCGAATACTTAACTGTCTTGGGCATTGCCACTATCATCATCCCCCTCAGTATCAATATACTTGGCTTGCAGTTGGACAAGCATCATTTGAACACCCAGTGAGAAGTTATTCTCTAGGGTTCGATCGTAGAAAAGCTGAGTAGTCAACGCGTCCAGTGCACCCAAGAAGAGGTCATCCCCCATATACTTATTAAGACTAACTTTCTTATTGATAGCATTGATCAGAATCGCTTGTGCCTGCTTAATGAGGTTAACCAGCGTTGTCTTAGTGCTGCCAACATCATCTAGATTCAGTTCATTCATCAAGCGCTGTGCAAATTCTTCGTTAGTCATAGACTACTCATCCCCTTTGGATTACTTATCAGTGGTCCCTTCACCTGCAGCCTTAGCAGTGGCCTTGGTACTAGTAATGAGTGTGATCAAGTCCTTGCGAGCCTGGACAACATCTTGACGCAGGTACATACCCAACAGTTGGTACCAGATGTCGTAAGTATCGATCAGCTTACCAGTGATCTCATTGTTCTTGAAGTTAATGATTGCCTTTTGAAGTGGTGCAATAACAATGTTAGCATCCCCATTCTTAGCAGCCGGGAATAAAGTATCGTCTACAACTACTACCGACTTGCCGACAATTATTGAACCAGTTCCCTTAGTAACGTCTGGCTGTACCAATGGCCGGCCCATCTTATCAGTCATTTGGTCCAATTCATTGAAGGCCGTCTGACTAAGTACAATGGAAGCTGCTTGAGAATCTCGTGGCTTGAGGTTAACGTTCAAGGCCGTCTTGATATCTGAAATCAAGTCAGTCGCGCTCATAGCAGTTACACCATTAGTCAATTGAGTAACAATTTGCTGGTCATCAGTGTTATCTTCGAGCTCTTGCAAACGACTTTGCAGTTCTGAAACCCATGGATACGTAGAATCGCTCAGCAGATCTTGTGATACGGCATAGTTAGCGGTGTAAGTCTTCAGATCCCAATGAATTGGTACGATTTCTGGCGCCTTATGACGTTGAGTTGGTTCAAATTCGGTGTGTTCGCTAAGCGTATCGTTACTAGTCTGGAATACTGGCAGCTTCCCAGTAGACGTCTTTACCTGAATCGTTCGTACCATGTTTCCCAGCCGTGGGAATTGGTGTTCTTCATGTTCTGGGGTAAGAATCGCTTCAGGAATCAGCACTGAACCGTCATTCAGCTTAACGTTATTGTCATCACGACGAATGCTATCCGCTACCACCCCAGTCTTCAGATATTCACCGAAGTCACGGATAACTTGGTTCTTGTTGTCTTTCAACTTAATAGACATTGGTTTTTCATCTCCATTTTCTTGATTATCATTTGCAGCCGACACTGCATCCCGAGTTACATCGTCGCCAGAAGCCGGTTGTGCTTCACGAGTTGTACTAGAACTGGATGCATTACTCTTTGGATCGCCAGGGTTGCCAGCATTAGCAGAGCTCTTAGCTGCGGAGCTCGTTGGGTCACCCGGGTTGGCCGGTGTAGTAGAACGATCAACGTCATCACTATCTGGCGTTGTATCGCTGTCTGGATCATCATCCCGCTTAGCACTCGAAGTTGGCACCGCTGCTTTAACCACATCAGTCAGCTGCTTTAGTGCCGCTAAAATATCATCATTGCTTGCTGATGCAGAACTAGAAGCGGAACTGGCCGCACTAGTCGCTGTAGAAGTAGCAGAACTAGCTGAAGTTGGTGCTGTACTATCATTTTTATTCATGCTTTTCAAAGCCTCCTTATAGTCGCGTTTAACCTGAACACTCGTCTCCGTATAAGCCGGGATCGGGGTCAAACTAATTTCGTTCAGTTGTTTGAATTGAGTAATGGTGTGAATTACGTTGCCATGATCATCTTGGCCCCAGGTGTCTCCACCATTTGGATCAATCACCGCATTGAAAGATAAGCCCTTGATGTTACCATTCTGAACATTTGCATAGACATCATTACCCAAGGTTGTGTCCGGAATATTGGCAACAAAAAAGAGACCTTTATCATCAACTTTTAGTGATAAGGTCCCTGAGTCCACGCGGGCAAGAATATTGTTGTAATCATGTGCATATAGTAATCGAACCTGTGACATATCAACATTATTAAATGCACCCGGTCGAATATATTCAATAAACGGCAACGGGTTAGATGGCTGATTAAATGTCACCGCATAACCTGATAGCTGCCGTGTTCCATTACCTAGATCACGTTTGACTGTTAGATTGGTTGCCTGAATTGTCCGGACGTCCGTTGTTTTCATCTTCTGTTCCACCTCCTTTCATCGCTGTACTGGATCGCTTGTTAAGCAACTCAATATCTTCATCGGTAACTGTTAACCCTGGCAAAATATCATTAGCCAGCATTAAGCCGAATGCCTGCCGAGGAGTAAGCATCCCCGACTTGGCCAGATTATTGATATTGTTCAATTCATTCTGGTGATCAACATCAATTGCACTGGTTACATCCAGTTTTACCGGTGCTCCCAGCTTATACGTCAATTCCGACTCAATCGGCCGGATATACATCGTCAAAGCGTTCTGGTAGAGCGACCGGATCATTTCAATTGATGATTGCTGATCGCCCTGCCCGTTGAGGTAGCTATCTGGAATCCCAAATGCTTTAGCAATCTGCGTCTGGGCAAAGGTCGTATCATCTAGTAGCTTGGCCACGTTGGGTGAAACATCCAGAGTAGACAGTTTTGCACCTGCATCCATTACCATCAGGCGGCCAGCATTAGCACCGGTATTGGCCTTTTCAAAGGCTTGACGGATCTTCTCCTTATCCTCGGGATCAGTGATTGCATTAGGAGTCTCATAGACATTTGTCGGGGCGAGAGCATGAATCAAACTGGCAAGCGTTAACTTCTTGGAATTGTTTTGGATCCCTAGTTCCTGGGCCAATGAAATCAACGGACTAACACCAGTATATTGTTCTGCATCGCTCCCAGGCGCAACCAGTTTGAAGTGCAATATATCCGCACTAGGATAAGTCTTGTCTTCGCGTTCGTCCTGGAAGTGAACCTTGTACGTGATATCTTCCGCATTATCAAGCAACGTTAATTCCACATCATCGGTTGGTATTCGCTCTAGCCAGGCGGCTTTATTGTTATTGTCACGATGAATGATGACATAGGCATTTCCATGAAGCAGGAGCTGAATCATTACTCCTTGCCAGCCTGCATATGGGTTCATCAGCTTAAACGGGTTATTTAACAGGGCTTGATACTGTTGCCCGTTAAACGAACAGCTTGCGATATCGGAGCTGATCCGAAAGACAATAGCGAAAACGTCACTGTTCTTAAATGCCTTGTCAGCATCAATGACCTGACTAGTTACTATTTTGTTCCCGTTAAACACCAACAGCGGGCTTGCACCATTCGGCAAGGTCCGCTGTCGCAGTATTCTCAATGGGTTAATCATCACTTATCACCAGCCATTTCCTTCAAGGCATCGTTGCAAACATAGTAAACAACCACACCGCCAACAATTAGGCCAAACCACTTGGCCAGGAGCCAACAGCCGTAGACCGCAACACCGAGTGCAATATACCCAAGTGCCGCAATCACAAATACCATTACTGCAGCGCAGATCGTTCCAATTTTCTTCATCACGTGAATCACTCCTAAAATGTGAAATTATTCCAATACTCTTTCCGTTCGCGCGGTGTCATGTTAGCAAACGGATCTTTTTGATTCTTGTCGAGATTGACATCATCAAAGTCATACTGAGCACGGAAGAAGGCATCAATTGTCGCATCGACAATATCAATTTTGGCCGTGCGGCTATCCTTGTCGACTTTTACTCCGTTGTTATCGTTTAGTAGCACAGCATTGCTGAAGCTGTACTTCAGAAGAGGATCATCAAGCCAGCGGATCTGGTCCGAGGCAATAGCACGCCGGAAAGCCAGCGTTGGCTTGTTTAACGTTAGTGACCCCTGGCGGACCGGAATAGTCAGCCAATCGGTCTTCTGATCGATCCACATGGTAACTGGTTCATCAGCATGCCAAGCATCGAAGCAGAACGCCTTAACGGATAGATGATGCTGTTCAACAAAGTCAAGAATGTAAGTAAAGACAACCCCATCATCGATAAAGCCATAGGCATCCTGGGTAATATCACAGAAGCCTAGCCGCTCTGCGTTACGGTAATTGATGCCATCCTGCTTCTCCTTCAGGTCAATTGAGCCCTGGGCAAACGCTAATGGGATAAAACTATGCTGCAGGATATACCACTTACCAACTCCATTTTCCATATAAGGAAAGGTGAAGCTTACCGCCGTATCATCGGCATATTGCGACTTATCGAAGCCAATTGTTACCTCGTGGCCATCAATGTTAAATGGCGCCTGCTCAACAACCGACTTCTCAATATCATTAAGGGTCAGATACGTGTTGGACTTCGTTTTAAGCCAGATATTCATATTCTTATTCTGAAATTCCTGAATATTACCGGCTGCCATGTGGGTATTCCGCTCATTAATCAAGGAACGAATCATCTGTTCCTTTTTCTCCTTGCTCAATGTAATCAGAGGGTTCGACTTCTCCCAGGTATCCGGTTGCTCAGTCTCTTTAACTGAGTCCTGCTCCCAAACCATGCAGAGATAATTATCCAATGAGCGGCTAGTATCATCCCTCATGACACGCTCAAGCATTCGCTCATCCTTGTAGAAGTAAGAAGTCGGGTTAGGATAAGCAGTCGAGATTTGAAACATCGAACCACCGGTCTGCATCATTCCCGAAGAGACCTGACCGACATTCCGCGCAATCTGAGCAATTGCCGCTGGACTTCCCTTGGCACCGTCTGAACCTGATTCGTCCAGAACTGCCATGACAAAGTGACGGCTATCGAAACGGCCTGACTCATGGCTAAGTCGAAGAATTACATTCTGCGGTATCTTGCTGATAATCTGGTCATTCTGAACATGAGTATCCAGCTGCTTAAAAAGCTTATGGAATGCCGGCATCGTGGAGAAGTGGTCTATTGTAGTTTTGAGGTATGAGAACCCCTTCTTTGATTGACTGGTTACCGGCGCGATATACGCCATATCCTGGTTAGTCTTACCGGCTGACTCGATGATAAAAGAATAGGTCAGAATAATTGCTGAAAGATATGTTTTACCATTGGTCCGCGCAACAGAGACAATTACTCGGTCATACCGTTTGTTGTCCAGATTGTCCCGCCAGCCAAACATTAAGGCTAGGATGGCCTTTTGCCACAGCATTAACGGAACCGGCTTGCCAGTATCAACATCAGGAACAATTTTGGCAAAGTTCAGTATAATTTTGACGTGTTTTAAGTCGTAAACATACTTGAAGGAACTATCCTCATCAATTCGCCGCAAGTCTTGAAGTTGTCGAAATGCAGCAAGCTTCAGCATGGTTGATGTTTGGAACTTGCCCTCCAAGACGTCAAAGCAATACCTGGTCCCAGGATCCGGATACTTTTCTTTGATTTTCTGATAGTGGCCAGCCTTCTTTTCTGCTTGGTAAGCACTCAGAAGATCTTTAACGACATCTTCGGAGCCATTAAAATCATATTCTTTCACGTTACTCATCATCCCCGTTGATTACCTTAGCAATGTCAGCCATCACGTCGCCGCTATCGTCGTCATCCCCAAGGTTGAGCAAGGTAACACGCGATTGAGGCGTTAATCCTAGTTCTGCACTCAATTGCTTAATCTTAGCCGTGGAATCACTCAACGTTGTAACCGCTGGGTTTTTCTTATATCCAACAAAGCAATGTGGATCAATTATGTCACCGTTGGGAGAAATAATTGGCTTGTAGATTGCTGACTGAATACCGTGCTTCCGAATTTCCTTGTAGGCTTGGCGAAAAATATCAACCTGAACGCATAAGGAAGCAACGACCGTTAAATCTGGCTGCTTAACAATCTCAGATTTAAGCAGAGCGGGCAAAATCGCTCGGTAAGCATTCTTAGCAATTCTTGAAAGATACCAGGGCGGATCCTTCTGCAAGGACTCCCAAGTATCGGTACTTTCCTTCAGCTTCTTGGTCCGCTCACGTTGATACTTTTCATCAGTCGGATCATCAGTAATCTTGTTTTTCCGCGCCATATTATTCCTCCTTTCCTAAGAGTGTGCTTGCTCGTGACCATTCCTGACCTCAGCAGCAGAATGATGAACTTTTCTGCCGCTTGATACCCCCCTACCCCAAAAGATGAAATATCTCGGATTTTCAAGCAAGTGCATTGTTCTATGTGATGCGCTCATTTTGGTTCCTAGGGGGCGGGGGTATTGTTTGTAATTTACCTAAAATTATTTCGTGGCTAAAAAATATTGTTCGTTTTTTAACTCAACTATTCTTAATTGATTCGTTCAGCCAACGTTTCCACGTTTTTCTGCTGATATGCCGTAGCTTATTAATGCCATTCGGTTTGGCTTCGATAGCCTGTTCGATCTGCGTCTTGCGGTTGTGCTGACGTCGACTAAGCAACCAAAGGTTATCCGCATCATAAGGATCACGACAATAACGACGCGGAATGATATGGTCCACAATGTAATCATGGTCACTCAATGCTCTACCAGTTGATCCATCAATCATCAGGTCACGACGTTTAACATAGTCACGCACCTTGGTCCACTGTGGTGAGTGGTAGAACTTATTAGCGATAGTATCACGATCATACTTGTTGTATTCCCGTTGCCATTGCTTATGGTATTGCTTGTATTGATCGGTCTGGTGATACTCATGTAGTCGTTCTAGTTGTTCTTGCTTATGTTGTACTTCATGTATTGAGCAATGGTCATGACCAGGTTCACATAACCTATGACAACTTCGATGCCAGCATTCATGAGTACGCATATCACCACACCACCTTTCAAAATTTGTGCACAAAAAAAGCACCTGCCGTTAAGCAAGTGCTGTAGGAAAGTCTGGATTCGAACCAGAGACTCACATAAGTGTGTTTTCCCGTATAAACTACTTTCCTCGTTTATAAGTTTCCCACAATCTTTTTGCTTTCTCAACTAAAGCGACTTCTTTTTTAGTCATTTTTGGCCTTGTGCCGCCTTCATCGTGAAGATATCCCAAATGAGTATGCGGTGTTGGAATTTTTTCACCTTTTTTTGTCGTATGTGGGTAACCTTTAAGATCAATCTGTTTCTGTCTTTGGCCGTTTTTCCCATAAGTAGCCAAAGCTTTCAATTCGCCCATATTATCAACAGCTACATAGACTCGTTTGGAACCTCCTCTTGTTTCCTCTGGAACTTTTGCACCACCTTTTACAGGCTTAATAAACTTAATATTGTCCACCTGCAAAACTGTACGGTATTCAGAACCATATTTCTTACCATACGATGAATAACCCTTGTGTTTATCGTATTTCAGTCCAGATGCTGCTCCTCTACCGCCCATGATTAGCCAAGCCTCTTAATCGTTTAATATTATCATTCTCGTAGTATACGATATCAACACTCTTTGGATAGCAAAAATCAACCTTGCCACCATAGACTAATAATTGCTTAGGCTTTAGGTATTTAATCATTTCAGATATACCAGACCGCCACATGTTTCGAGCCTTATTATTTTTCTTCACGCCAATTGTACTAACTGAAAGCGTGCTCTGTTGTGGAAGACCATCAAAGCAAAATTCAAAAGTATCTTCATTTGCCCACGATACAGTCGGAATTACCGTAATCCCTACTTGTTGCATCATTTGGCCAATCAACCTAGATCGATACACATTCCATATCATTAGTGGCATAGGCATATCACTATATAAGCTAAAATCAGGAGTCAAGACACAGTCAAAACGTTTAAGCTTCTCAATGTAAAACTCTGGTCTTTTCCATAACCTCTCAAACTGGTAATCATCTAAATAGAAATGAATACCAGCGGAGCTGTCAGCTGTATTGATTAGATTGAAACCAACTAATCTTTTAGGCTTGTACACGGTTGGATAAATAATAGGCATATTATACTTTTTGGTTGCTATATCCTGCGAATAAAATTCCATATTGTATTTGCTGATAGTTCTCTTGCTTCCCATCCGTGTAACCACCATCTCTTAATTCCTAATTATAATTGCCGACGACCCGGCTAAGAAGTTTTTCTGTGGGGATGTCTGGATTTTAAGACAGGTGGCTTGATAGAGTACTCAACCGTCTTAGCCTTAACCTTAGTACAATTAGATCGCTGATCGTGATATATCTTTGCCAGTAGATCATGCTCTTCTCTAGAGCAGATACCCCAGTCTCTGTACACTCTCATCAAGTTACTTCCTTAGCCAAACAAAAAAGCCAGCAAACATTAGCCTGCTAGCTTATAAATCATTTATTAACACCATTATCTATGCGCAAAATTTTTTTAATTCTATTGATAACTTCCTCTGTCATCTTTTTGTATCCGTTGTAATTTTCTTCATAGATGATCGTATATTGCGTTGAAATGTCAAATGGTAAATGATTTTTGTAATCAGTTTCTAAACTCTTCTTACTACATAATGTAATCACGCTTTTACCGATAGTGTCACATATTCCAAGCTCATAGAAAACATTAGGATTTCGATTGCTAATATCAGCAATAATAAAACTTGAAGCGCAAATATCTTGCCAAATATTTTCGATAATGTTATTACCACGAGTTGGATCAAATCGATCTTCAGACTTTATCAATTCACATTCAAGCTTGTTGTTACTAATCTCATCTTTAATCGCTTGCATTGCATTTTCAGGCCCGTCCTCAAAGGGCAAAACATAAAATCCTTGATTAGGTTTTACAACGATATCTCTAGCCTGAAATCTTGGGTTAAAATTCATTATTGATCTTTTCCTTTCAAATTCATCCCTAATTTGTTGACGCGCTCTCATAAAACAATGAAAGAACGAAAAGCTTGATCCTGATACATTAATACTTTCATTTTTTAGAATAGCTTGCATTAGATCAAGCAAACCGCTAAAAGCTTTTAGCTTTTCAATTCTGCTTTTATCAAAATTTTCTTTTACAAATGTAAGGCTATTATTAAATTGACTAATATTCACATCAAAGTAGCAGTCAAATTTAAAGCCCAGCTGTTGTATTCCTATATTGTTAGCGTCCTCTAACGAAGGCAATTGCGTTTGTTCATGTATTTGGTATGCAATAGTGTTAAGCTCAGCTATTGCTTTTTCATCTCCTATGAACACCCGAAAATCAGCTTTACTAAAGGACACAAGAACATTTTTAGGAGTCATAAGTGAATAATTAAACTCCCGTATATCAGGATCCAATGCTAAAAACAAGAAATCTAAGAACTCATAAAGTCCTTTGCTTTCAATGTCAAAGAATTTTTCTGAATCCTTAGGCTTATGCAAAGTATTAAATGTACTCGAATAATATGCCACCTTATTTTCACCTCAACAACATAATACAAAAACCCGGTCTTAATGACCAGGCTGAGGTAAAAGTAAAATGATCATAGTTTAACGTCATTTCGGACAATGACGGCCTGTGGAGTTGAACCATAGCATCCTCATCTGAAGTATAGGGATGACCGTACCGTCTGCCTTTCATCTAAAGCCTAAATCGATCGAAAGACAAGAGAGTTAATTGCGCTACTCTCAACGGAAGCAACAGGATTCGAACCTGCGAAAGTCTATAAAAGGACTTTACCAATTTAGCAAACTGGCGCTTTAAACCGCTCAGCCATGCTTCCACGCTGACGGGATTCACCCGTCACGTTGTCCTGGCAGGTATATTGTTGTTGATAGAAATTAAAGCCAGGAAAAGGATAGGTAAGGGACTCGCACCCTTTTTGCGCTGCGACATGATGGTTAGAACGCAGTGCCCACCTGGGACCTTCCAGCCGGTATTGGTAGAAGAATACCGACAGCGCTGCTGTGTGTCAGCGCAATACCGCATGGCGGAATCGAACCGCCAGCTAGTGGATAGCTAACCGTTTGCGGTGCCTAATGTAATGGTTGGAAAAAATAAATCGGTTCCCGTCAAAGCGGGAAAGCATCGCGTGGGAGTCGAACCCACTAAACAGCCGCATTTCAAACGTAATTTCAGGCTTAACCAATCCAATCAGAAAGAAGGTACTGTACTCATGTAGATCATGAACATTGATTTTATTTAAGGTATTGGCCGTTTTGCCCGGTCGATGCATAACCAGACGCCGTAGCGCCTGTAACCATTGATGAAGAAAACAGTTTCCAGCATCCGAATAGCCCCTGTGATATTTCTATCACGATACCAGTTTAATCCACTTCTGCTATTGTCGTCGTCTTGTCAAAGTCCGATTTTTTGAACCAGTTTGACTTGATCATCTTCATCAAATCCATATCGACGCTCAAAGCCCTCGAATCGCTCAGCGAACTCACACATGCATCCCCGCTTGATGTACTGATACTGTGATGATGAATAGCAGAGTTTGTCGGCCATCTGCCAGTCTTTTAGGCCTTCGATATAGACGGCTGAGATGATTTGATAAGTCAAAGGCTCACAGTTTTCCAGCGTATCCCTGATGCAGTCGCACATGCGCTGTGCCTGCATCCCACTAATGAGTCTGTCCTCAGCGTGATTGCCATTTGCCCCACCGCCACCTGCTAGGCTGAGTGTCGGCGATTTGAGCTGATTGCGATGCAGACCAGCTTGATATAGATACCGATTAATCCCATGCGTCCAGAATCGTCGCACATTAGCAGCGGTCTCCTTGCTGTCGATTCCCAAGCCTAAATCCATTTGCACCACGACACCACTCTCCTCTGCTATAATTGATGGTGTTGATTCATTAGAGGGTCGTGCCATCATGGTGCGGCTCTTTTTTACTGCCATGCTGATTGCCTAAAGAAAGAACAGGCTCAGCATGAAGCAGATGAACCTGACTGCGGTGTTGTGGACCGTCATAATCATGGCAATCGTGATTGATGCGATAGCTGCATACTCAAATCCAATTACCAATGTTCCCAGTACTAGTTTCTTACTCATACCTAACCTCCCAACACGTGTGCTAGCAACACAATCACGACTGCCCAAAACAGCAGGCAACCCATTACCGTCATCCCTAACCCATTCCAATTTCTTCTCATTGCGGCCACCTGTACAACGTTGGCTTTCGCAGCATATCAAACCTTGCCCCGATTCTCGGCAGCTTCTTTGATACGTAGCTCTGCCCGTCCTGGTATACCTCATCTAGCATGACCGTTTCGTTAATGTGATTAGCTTCAATGATCAGGTACAGTTTTGAGTCACCAAGTGTCACTGCTCTGCTGTTACGGAATGCCCGCTCAACCTCTTTGCTTTCCATCTCTTTCTCCTTCCAGTAATTCTTCTACTTTGTAATCAATTGAAGTTTTGATGTCGTAGTAGTCCTTGACGATCGTCCCGTCACGCTTGATGCGCTGATGCATCGGCTGTGTTTTGGTGGTCGTGCCTAAGATCTTGACTTTAAAGTAGCTCCTGAGTGGTGTCACCACCTCAACCGGAACGCCGTACTTGCGCCAGAACAGCTTAAATCTTAGCTGTGCGCTCGCGTCGGTTGCTCGATAGGCAATTCCCGTTTTAACGTCGTAAACGTGCTCTATGGCCCCGTCAACACCATACACAACAAAGTCAGGTCGATAGTAAATTCCGCCAACGCGGACTTCGCCGGTATCATAGATTGGTAACAACTCACACTGGGGATGCACCTGGTACTTCTTGCCACAGCTCTTGATATAAGCTGCGTAAAAAGACGCCTCTTTTCTTGAGTCAAACGTGTAGCCGTCCAGCTTAACCTTCTTGCCATAGTAGTTTTTCAATCTTTCAGTTTCCTCCCGCACATCGGACAGTACTTGATGCGGTTTGACTGTCCGACACTGATCACACTTTCGTTTCGCTTGACCTTCGCCATCGCATCGAGCTGCGTGTGGTTGATGATCTTAACTGTCACACCGATGCCGTCAAACCGGCAGGACAGCAGTGCTTTATGTTTTTCGCAAAATTCACACATTTTCATACTCCCTGTAGATGACCAACGCCGTGCAGCATAGCTGATTGTCTTCCTCGATAAAATCAGTCGACAGCTTGACATCCACAACGATATAGTCGGGATGCTTGTCTAGCCAACGATTGATCTGCACGCTGGGATCAATACCGTTGACCAGATCGGTAAACATTTTTGTCTTGACCATCGCGTGCCTCCTTAAACAGAACGTTTTTGTCTTTCGTGTACACATCCATGTATGTTTCGTTGAGATTGCCATTATAGGTAAACTCGAAGTAGTAGTCCTTGTCGTTGTATCTGCCCGGTGCTGCAAGCATGGCCTTGTGATTCTGCAGAGCCTTAGCTTGCCACACGACAAACACGTTTTCCGGCTTGCAGGCCGTTTCCTTTCCGACCAGCTTGTTGAGATAGTCAGATACGCGCCATTTGCACTTGTTGATGAATTCCTGATTAGTCACGGTCAAACACATCCTCTACTTCTTCGGCCAGATCAAGCGCATCATCTGCGATATCGTGCAATTGCATAATGTAGTCAAAATCAAATTCGTCATTATCATAGTAACCATAGGCATCGTCTAGCGTGTCCATGTCTCCCAACAGTTTGTTGAGCTTTTCTTTGTATTCCTCTTTTGTCATTATTGTTCCTCCCTAGATCATGCTTGCCCGCACGTCTTCCATCCCATCGAACGTGATCTTGTGGTCATCGTTCCTGGTGATCAGACGGCTGAGCAGTTTTGCGTTGTACATCTGTGCTAGTTCAGCTGTAGTATTGTTGCTGGTGACGATGGTCGACTTCTTGCCAAATCGTGCATCGGCTACGTCATACAGACGTTCCTGCATATCCTTTCTCACTTCACGGATTGCACCACGCATCCCGCCTTCTGTTCCGAAGTCATCTAGTACTAAGACATCTACCTCAACCATCGCTTTAACTAGCAGCTTCATCTGATACTTGGTTTTGGCAGCATCTGGTGCATCATACATATGGCTAAACATCCGGCTCATGGAATCCGTAGAGACAAGCATTGTCGTCATATCAAATTCTTCTTGCAGTCTGTGCATCATCGCTACTGCCAGTGAAGTCTTGCCAGTGCCCGGATTGCCAAGCATCAGCACGTTGATCGGCTTCTCTGCGATCTTATTAGCTAAGATGTATGCCTTGTTACCGGTATTCTTTGCCAATTCAATGTCAGGCTGTTTGTGTACGTCCCAGTCGGCGAAAGTAAACTTAACTGGATCACCGCTCCAAAGTGAGTTATTATAAAAGCGGTATTTATTTCGTTTACGCATGACGGCATTATCTGCTGTCGTGCGTTTTTTGTTTTCTTCAGCAAGATAACTCTTGCACCATTCCTGATCAGACAGGTCAAACGGGATGTCTTCGCCCCATTTGTCTCTGTACGCCTTCTTAATGGCTAAAAAGTTAACCAGTGCATTTAGTTTCTTCATGCTGCTTCCCTCCTTAGCTGAAATGATCGATCAACTGCCAGTCTGGATCAGCAGGCGGTTGTTTTCTTCTGTTCTGCTGTGGTTGCTTGCGGCGTTGCTCATCTGCCTTGATATCCTCGATCGTGAGTAGATGTTCTCGATCATAGCGATCCAGGATACTGGCTACATACTTAGACGGCTTTTTCAGCCCTGTTGTTTCTGCTGCTTGCTTGATTGCATACAGCACGATGTCTGATCCATACTTGTGGACCCAGTCTGTCAGATCAGTGGTGATGATACCGTTCGGCCATCCCCATGCATTTGTCCAGGAATTAAAGACTTCATTCATGCCTTCATTGTTTCGCAGTGGTGTTGCTTCATTAGCCGAAGTACTCTCTGGTTGAACAGATTCAGCGGCGGAATGAGCTGGCCAGCTAGCTGCTGTAGTCTCTGAAGTAATCTCTGTGTAATCTCTGGTATAGGTTTGCTCATTTTGAACAGCTCCATCTGCGCAATTTGAGCAACTCGTCTGCTCATTTTGAGCACATCGTTTGCTCATGCCCCTATCGACTGCATCGTAGTCAATCGAATACCATTTCGTCTTATCGAATCCCGCTTTGTTATAGTTAGCGGTAATAATGAGGCCTTTTTTCTCGCAGCTTTCAATCGCTCGGCGTACTGTAGCAAGACTCCAGAACGGGAAATTATCATCACGCCATTGTTTGTAGCTGTTGTAGATCCATTTGCGGCCATTAACTGTTTTAGCAGTCTTGCTGTTTAGCCAGTAGTTAATCTGTTGCAATACTATTGCTTCATTAAGCCCAAAAACGGCTGCTAGCTCACGATCAACAACAATTGGATGTGAATCAAATAACCATTTGCCCATCTCTCTGCTCCTTTCTAGTGGGCACCCCACCCACTCGGTGTTCTACGTTCACTGACGACTAATGATGATTAGTTAAAATGGCAAATCATCTGTGTTTGGCTGTTGTGGTTGTTGCGGTTGCTGTGGTCGTTGTGGCTGACCATTGGTAGGCATAGCAGCATTAAAATCAGCCTGATTGGCAAAGCCGTTATTAGGCGCTTGTGGGGCTTGTTGACGATATCCAGCTGATTGATTACGGCTGTTGCCAAAGTTGCTCTGGCGTGAGTTTTGGCTTGATTCTGGCCGCTTCTTACCATTTGGCTGACTGCCTTCTTGCAGCAGCTTGTGGTAGCTCTTTACCCGCAGATACCAGTTGCCGTTTTGCGATTGTTCCCAATCGACAGTTACTGCTAGCTTGCGGTTCTTCATGACAATGGCTACCTGTGGCAGATTCTCGACCGCTTTACCGCTAGGGATGCCAGATGCAATCATGATCGTGTTGAACCGGCGGACCGATAAGTCGAAGTGGTCTTCGTCATCGTTCCAGACAGCATAGTCATACCGGATTGGAGCACCAGCATATTGACCGTCAAGCACTTCGTAGTTGAATTCGACCATCGGGTTTCCGCTCTTGCTTTTCTTGGCTTCTGCGTTGGTGACGCGCACGTTGTACGTGCCAGCTTCCTTCATGTGTTATAATTTCTCCTGTAATGAAATTTGATTTGATGCGTAACTAGTGGCGGCTAGTTGCGCTTTTTTGTTGTCCTAAAACTTCTGCCATCGTGTCAGCCCCAAAGAGCTTGACTGCCAGGCTAGAGTTAACAAATGGCTTCCAAAGTGCTTCGAAGCTGACCAGTACAGTCAACACAAATGCAGTTGTCGTGAAGCCGTCTACCCAGCTCCAGACAGCCAGGTAGACTAAGACAAACCAGTTAATTCGGATAACGTTGTTCATATCGTTTCACCTCATTCTCTAATTTCGTAATGCGATTAGCTAAGATGCTGTGGTCCACTAGCAGCAAAGCTACCAGCAGGATCCCAAAAATTGGTCCAAATAAGTCCATGTTGTTCCTCCTAATACTTCTGATATGCGACTAAGCGAGGGTCTTGCTTCTTATCGTGCTTCTTCTTTGCCAACCAGGTCATAAAGCGTTGATACTCTTGGATATCAACGCGACCATCTGGCAGGAAAACACGCCATCCGTCTGGATAGTCAGTGGCTTCCCGCCGCCTTCGCTGATACGTTGACTCAGACATTGGCTGACCATTGCTGTCATGCCATTCAGACATGAACTCTGCTTTATTCAGCTGATACCGATACGGGCTCATTCCTACATCTCCTTTCTGCTACAATTGACTCATCATTAATAACGAGGTAAACCAAATTGAATTTCTTCATCAACCATTGGGAAGCTATCATTGCTAGCCTTTCTTTTCTGATGTCGGTCTATACGCTCTGGAAAAACCGAACTAAAATTGATGTTCAATGGAACCATAATATTGAAGAAGCCGATATAGACAGCGTTTATTGCCTTAAAAAGAACAAAAATGTCGGCAGTTATAATTTTTCTTATATCACTCATGTTGATGTAATAAACCCATCTCCTCGTGACATTGGGTACTTTGACCTGCGTGCCTTTAACCCCGAAACCAACCACAACTTGCATTTGTTAACTAAACAATCGCTGACACTTGGATATGAAGGATCTACTATTGTTCACTCAGTCGGTAAAGAACGGTACCGTATGATCATTCCGGAAAGTAATTCAGGGGTATTTAAAGCTAACTCAATAACGAAACTCGACTTAGTAGTCGTCTTGAACAATTCGAAAGATTCATATAAGGAACTTGAATCATTAAACACTATTGCTGTCAGTTTTCGGATTGCTAAATTTGTGATTAGCAATCGTGATCCTTTTGCTAGGGGAATGTTCCGTCATTATTGGTATCAAGGCATGAAGTATGACATTAGTGGCTGGCAAACAAGACGTACAAAGCAAGCAGCAATGCAGCAATCGGCATCAGCTCATCAAAAAAAGACATCATTAAAGGACCTCCTTTCAAACTTCCTATAGTCCTAAGTCGTCGTCTTCACGTTCAATAAGCGGTAAGATGCCGTTCGCCTTGAGCAATTCATACAAGAACAAGCGACCCTTTTGCGTCCAAGTCGTGTTGATCTTTGTGTGTACGCGTCCGTCATGGCCTGTGATTGGAATGGTCCGACTAGCGATGTAGCCCTTACCTTGATACTTGGCATATAAGATCCATTGATTGTTGACCTTACGCTGTACGCCAAGCTCTTTCAGCAATTTGTTGAAGCTCACGGCACT